TACACGTATTCACAAATCCACTACAGTATCTCTAACGTGCGCTAAGTTAGCCCCGGATTACTAACTGTTAATGATTAGTCAATGGAACGTATCCACAAAACAACTACGTGTATCCAGATTTACAATACAAATTGACTAACGGTTCCAGGATAAGCCAGGTTTTTAGAGGGGTGGGGGTGTTAAATTTTCAAACGAAATTTATATATTATATACATATACTCCCAGTTAAAAAAATTTGCGTCTCAAGGCTCCCCCAAGGAGCCACCCTGGGTAAACTGTGAACTCGCACACAGCCCCTATGGGGGCTTGCTGTCGTTACCTGTAACTGAGTTACTACGTTAATTGACACAGCTTCGCCATTACAAAGCTGCTACAACGTAGACACAAGTGTCGGACTAGGTACTATCGAATAGTTATCCATAAGTTGTAGGCATATATTTTAAGTCTCCCTTCTTGGCATCATCAGGGGAGACAACCTATACTACAGTGGGGCGACCCTTGTTCCCAAGAGGCGACCTTCCCAAGGTAGTACCGTGTAGTTTAATGTCATACGAGTGGCTATCCTCGGAGATCGTTTTCGCCCGCACTGGGGTTTACCTCCTGACTATGATTCCATCATACCATAGATGTAAATCCCTACAGTCAAGCAATTAATAATACTTGACATAATAATGATAATGAGATTCATTCTCAATATGGAGGAGATTAAAGACGCAAAGGAGCAGCTCTGCGACAGCATACAGGATGCAATTTCGCAAGTTGTGCAAGTGAAGGAGATTGCGCAGATCAAGAGCCTATCCGTGTATGACCCAGAGAAGGTGGCTAAGATACTCTACCTCTACAGCAAGGGTACTAGCCAGACTGCCCTAGTGAAGAAGTACAAGTACTCCCGTTGTACTATACTGAATATCCTAGTGGACTACGCTGACCACTTGGGAAAGTTGCGGGATATTGCGGGCAAGATCTCTGCCAAGAACTATTTAAACATATCCTCCTTGGAGGAGGATCTTATTGAGAAGGTGCGGGACAAGATGGAGACAGACCCAGAGTTTGATGTCAGCTTCCGTGATCTCAAGGAGCTATCAATAGCAAAGGCTAACTCCTTCCGGGAGGCTATGACCTCCAGGGGTGAAGCCACCTCTATCACAGAGGAGCGACAGGTAATCACACAGCAGGACTACGAGGAGACACTGGCCGCTGCCCGCTCACGGCTGGAGCAGATGCAAGAAGCGGAAGTAATCGAAGTAGAGGATTAATATGAGCAAGCACCACGAAACACTGAATGAATGGCAGCTAGCAACTGACCACTGGATTGAGCTGACGCTCAAGAAGTATCAAAAGTGGGACTCCGATGACCTCACCCAAGTCTTTATGCGTGGACCCTTTTCTGGCTGGAGCGAGCATATGGTTCTGGAGTTAGCGATGAAGCTGGATGAATCAAACAAGAATCTACCGAGACATAAAACATTATGAAGATAACAATAGAACACTACGACGAAGAAGTATCATTGAGTACTAAGTACAATGACCTCACCGCTATTCAAATGGCAGAGATAATGCAGCGTATGTGCCACGCCCTGGGATATCACTCACAGAGCATAGGTGAAGCATTCTATGAACTTGGCGGCAATACGATAGAGACAGATGAGTACTAAAGGAAGCGGACCCCGTAAGGGGCATAATGCTGAGAAGCAGCGTAAGAACTACGACGACATTGACTGGTCAAAAAAAACCAAGTCAAATAAAATCAAGCTCCCCAGAACCGAACAACCAAGGACTAAATGACTGACGCTGAAGATCCAGATATTATCTACGACCAAATTCGTGGAATACTAGGAGAACACTTTCACAACTTCTGCTTCATCGTTATGGATGAAGGCGGGGATCTGTTCTATGACTACACGAACTACAGGGTAGGCAAGATGCTTATGACTGAAGCCGTAGAGGATCTGAACTCCGAGGTGGATGAACTAGACTGGGAAGACCTAGTGGACGAGGACGAGGACGAATACGAGCACTAAGTATGGAACTATCCTTCAGCGACCACCCAATCCTGCCGTCCCCAAGTGACGAGGAGATTATATACCTAGCGGAGAATGACCCCAAGCTGCTAGAGCAGCTCTATCTTGCTCACGAGGGTAGGATCAAAGCATCCGTGAGCGATCCCCTACGTTATGGGTTCGACCTACCCGGTTGGAGTAGAGCCAGGGAGGCACTTGAAGAATTCAATGAGTGCCTTGCACTCGGTGGAAACAGAAGTGGCAAAACGACAGGTTGCGCAAAAATGGTAATGGAGGCAGTGACTGAGTCCGAGGGAGGTCACATTGTTTGCTTTTCGCAAAATGCGGATACGTCAATCAAGGTTCAACAGCCAGCAATCTGGGAGATGATGCCCAAGGAGTTCAAGAAGAAGACCAAGGGTATTGAGGGCTACATCAACTATTCAATGCAGAATGGATTCACAGGTAGTTCATTCGTGTTTCCCGATACTCGCACACGGGTGGACTTCAAGACATACACCCAGTACTCCAATAACTCCACCATACTGGAGGGATTTGAGTTCGGCTTCAAGGATCCCAAGGGCTTGAACATCGGCACTTGGCTTGACGAATATCTAGGTGACGCTGCCCTAGTCAATACCCTGCGGTTTCGACTAGCTACACGGGACTCCAAGATGATCATTGGCTTTACGCCAATTGATGGATACACACCATTCATTGCTGAATATCTCAAGGGTGCGGAAACCACTCAGACAAGGCCAGCGGCCTTGCTTCACAATAAAGAAGTTCCCATATGCCAATACAGCCCAAGCAGGGATGCAGGCGTAGTATATCTTCACTCCGACGAGAACCCATTCGGCGGATACGAGCGTATCGCAAAGGACCTAGCTGGTCGACCCGAGGACGAGATCAAGGTTCGTGCATACGGACTTCCGGTCAAGTCAGTGAATTCTCTACTGCCCAATTTTAATACAGAAGTAAATGTCCTCAGCGATGAACCCAATAAGTACGGGATGGCGTTCCCCGACATTTCGGATAAGTCCAAGTTCACCTGCTATCAGGTGGTTGACCCCGCTGGCGCAAGAAACTACACAGCCATCTGGGCTGGGGTAAATGAAAACGGCGAAGTGTTTATCCGCAGGGAATGGCCCGACAGGAGCACCTACGGGGAGTGGGCAATGTTCGGAGATCCAAAGTGGAAGTACGGTCCAGCAGCTAAAAAGATTGGACTAAACGTCGAGGGATACTGCGAACTCTTCGAAGAGATCGAGGAGGATCTAGGCATTGAGGTAATTGAGCGAATCGGGGACTCCCGTTTCTTCGCAAGGGAGAATGAGAACAATGATGATCTTTTTACATCCTTCTATGATTTCGGCCTAAGCTTCGTCCCGTCCGATGGCAAGATGGAGGAGCGTGGCATCACAGCACTGGATGACTGGTTCAACTACAATCCAAACGTAGAGATCGATGCAATCAATCGACCCAGGTGTTACATTCATTCGGACTGCGGCAACCTCGTTGACAGTCTCATTAACTACAACGCAGGTGGAAAACCAGAGGAAGCCCTGAAGGACTTCTTTGATGTCATCCGATATTTGCGAATGTCAAACAGCGGAGACGGTCCGGACTTTATGTCGGACGCATCAATGCAAGCAACCAAGAACAATAAAGGAGGATACTAATGCCAAAGAAACGACTATCAGAACTAGCAAAAGAATACGGGATTTCATTTGAAGAAATCCATAAGATCGCCACCCACAGCCTTGAGGAGGATATGATCACGGGAAGGGGCAAGAACCTATGGATGTCCGAAGAGGGACAGCACTGCCTAGATGACCTCATTCCTATGACAACAATCTTCAGAGGAATAGTTATTAACCAAGCACCAAACAAGCGTTTTGTTCTAGCTAGAATAAAGGAACTCGGCAAGAAGGTTCCAGTCAGTATCCCACTTGCCCTATCTGGTAAACTGGATGGTAAAGTTATACACATCGAGGCTGACAATTCTAATAACGAACCAAAGTACAAGTGGATCAAAGCACCAGTTCGTCAGTAGCCAAAATGAAAATCACTAAATAATTTATGGAAAACGAGACTACATCAAAAGCACTCACATATGTTGGCAAGGATCCAAGCGTGAAGACCTTACGCTATGCCTATGACCAGACCGTAACCGAGCTGTCATCGTATTTCGACCTATGCCGTAGTAGCTATGATGACCGCCGCAATTGGTGGCCTGGTAAAAGCCGTGATCACCGCAAGCACGGTGCGGACGCATTCCCCTGGGAGGGAGCATCGGATATGGAGAGCCACGTCATCGACGAGCGCATCACCCGACTGGTATCATTGTTCTCATCTTCACTGAACCGATCCAATGTTCGTGCGTTCCCAACTGAGGTAACTGACATTGCACGTTCGAAGCTAGTCTCTGGTTTCCTCAAATGGATGGTATCAAGCGGATACATTCCACGTTTTGGACGTGAGATGGAGTTAGGTGCTAACTACCTCCTAGAGCGTGGTATCCTAATCACTTACGTAGGTTGGCACAAGGAGGATCGCAAGTTCCTGCAGGAGCTAGACCTTAATCAAATTGCGCAAATTGCTCCAGACATTGCACAATTAATCACCACGGGCGAAGCCGATGATGAGATCATCGATTTGCTCAAGGCAACATTTCCAGGCGTTACAACACGAAGGGCAAAAGCAGCACTCAAAACATTACGAAAAACAGGAGTAACTCAACTGCCCGTTGTGCGCCGACAGGTTGATGCACCCCAAGTAAAAACACTAGCCCCCGATGGGGACTTCCTCTTTCCTCCGTACGTTACAGATCCCCAGCGTTCTCCCTACTGCTTCTGGAAGACTTACTACACTCCACAGGAGTTAGAGAACAAGGTTGTCACCGATGGATGGGACGAGGACTTCGTTGATTACATCATTGAACATTATCGTGGTGTAAGCACTAGCGGCATCGAGAATGAGTTCGAAGCACGTCGATCAACTGGTCTAACAGATGATCAATACGAGGCAAATGAACTCATTGAGTTAATCTACGGATACCAACGTTTAATTGACGAAGAGGATGGATCCGAAGGAATCTACTGCACAGTCTTTCATCGTGAGTTCGATGGTAACGAGGAAGCACCAGGATTCGCAAAGTTTGAATTGCTGAATGGATACGAGGACTACCCAGTTGTAGTCACTAAGCTATCCGAGGACAGCAAGCGACTCTATGACGCAATGACTATCCCGGACGTACTCCGTGGCATTCAGAACCAAGTTAAGGTAGAGCGTGACTCCCGAGTTGACCGCAATAGCTTAGCTACACTTCCGCCAATTCTTCACCCCGTAGGTCAAGCACCAACGGACTGGGGTCCTGGTCGTATGATTCCTTATCGCCGCAAGGGCGACTTGGACTTTGCTCCTACACCCCCACCCCCTACTGGCTCAATTGAAATTGAGAAGACACTAGAGGAACAAGCTGACCGACTGGTTGGACTGGATGAAACATCATCCATTAGCCAAATCCGTAAGCAGTTCCTCGTGGACAAG